CTCTAGGATGTCGTAAAACTTGGCATCAAAGGAGGTTCTTGCGGTTGTATCTGCTCTGGCTACATAGGTGATAGATGCTGGGGTTCTGAATACACCAGAAAAGGGCATAAGTTCCTCTGACCCAATCTGTGCTTGAACCGTTACGCTTGGCATCGTCCTAGCCGTGCCTCTTTCACTCGTAAAGAAGTTCACCCCAGTAACGCCAGAAACTACATTAAGGAGGGCGTTCTCAACCTCCCTCTCTATCGAGGCCATTAGGTCGTAATCTCCGCAAGTTCGATGGTAAATGAAAGGCCATCTGTGCTTTGCGAAAATCCTCCGATCATCCGTTCAACACCACTAACTGTGCAAAGAGAGCCGATGACTGGGGCAGAGATTCCAGAGGCTAAAACAACTAGGCTTTGCGTCACCCTAAACACCTCACCACCTATCTCCAATTCGCTTGCCGTTGTTAGGTCTGTGACAGAGGCAGAAACAGAGGTAGAACCCAGCCCAGTCACGGATTGATATAAGTCCTCAATCATATAAGAGAGGTCAGTTGCGAAGTAGGAGGTGGGGATACTGCCAGCCATAAAACCACTCCTTGTGTCAATCCATAGTTATCATACCTTCAAAGCTGAAAATGTTGTCTGTTTCCCACTCATCTTTCTGCGGGAAAAAGCCAGTTTGCTTGTCTCTTCTGGTTGCCGAAGCAAGGATGATCGGGGTGCTATTGATTGCCCAAAAGTCCGTAGCCCCCCGGATTGCCTTTGCCATCTGCTCAACTGATGGAGCGGTGTAGGTGTTTAACCCTTGAATCTTAATCTCATCTGGGCATAGCACAAAGAAGTTGTCTTTGCCCATAGTTTGCCTAGCCCTAACGATTAGCTCTAGCGGGTTTCGATAGTAGCCTTGGGATAGCCCAAAGGGAGCAACTAGGTTGTAAGTTTCTGGAAGTCCCTCGGCTGGTTTATCGTCTAGCTTATCTAGGACAATGTTGGTCTTGTCGGCATCCTTAATCTCTGGGTGGCTATATACAAAGTCAGTCCAGCTTCTCTTGCTTTTCCTATAAGCCTCGTACTGATTCGGCCAAACTTCCAGATCAATAACATCGCCCATCCTATGCCCAGCCTTCACATAGCTGGTCAGTTCAAAAACTCCGTGATATTGGGCGAAGCAATCAAAGAAAACTTCGTGGCCTTGGTCTGCTAGATGCTTGGCGGCTGGTAGGCAACGAAGCACATCCCCAAGCCTCTGCGAGTATTTGATAGTTTTAACACTCATCGGCAACGCTCTTGTCTGTTATGAATGGGAAGTAATCCCTCAACCGAACTGGGCTGGTGGTTTGTTGTAACTTCTCCCATCCCTCGACTAGCCCCTTATAGCCATAGAAATCCTCCTTGAATTGTGCTTGCTCCTTTGTGGCATAGGCGAAGTGATCAAAGGTAAGCCCCCAAGTTTCTGTAACTCCCCTTGGAATCATCATCGACTGGACATTCAGCTTGGGCGGTTCGTGGCTAACGAACTCAACTCCCTTGCCCCACTTCCAAGCCCTCAACCATTCGTACCAATGCGAAGCAAATCCTTCCCTAGTCACAACTTTTTTATTCTGCCCCACATAATAGTTACAATGGAACTGCATCGCTCGTCCATCCTCGCATCCCTTGAGATGCCCAAAGATTGCGTCTAGCTGGTCGGCTCTCCATATCTCGTCAGAATCAATCTGCATCACAACCCCCTTCTCCACCCCTTTCAATGCCTCGCCAATCATCGCCAGCTTGCCGGGGAAAGACTTTGCTTGCCAATAGACAGAAACATTCTCGCCCCTAATACTCTCAAGGTATTCGTGCGTTCCGTCCACGCTCACAAAGTTCTTGTGATACTTCTCTGGAACTTGCTTGCACCAGCGGGTGCATCCCAGAGGCTCGGCCACTCCCTCGACAATCTTCCACTCCCAAGGAATCTTTAGCTTCTGAAACTCCGCTAAATGCCTCTGAATGAAGGGCATCCCATTGAGGACGATGGTAAAGATGGTCAGCATTTCAAGCGACCATAGATAACGCTAATCTCTGCACAAAAAGAAACCGAGTTGTGTCGGTAGCACTCGAAGCCAATCGAATCAAACCAATCAATAAACTCTTTTAGCCAAGCGTCTGAATAGTGTAGCTCGATGGCAATTTCTTTTAGATTGTGGACATTCCCAATTTGTAGGAGTTGAGTCTCGTCTCCTTCGATGTCGCACTTAATGTGGGTAATGGAGTTCTCTGTTATCCAAGTGTCCATTTGGAATGCGGAGTCTGCCTTTTCGCACAAGAACTTTCCTTGTGGGTATTGTCGGGAAAGGGTGTTGATGTCTCCTTGGTTTATGTCCACCCCCATATAAAACTCTGGCTTTTGTGATAGGAAATACTTGGTTGTTCCGTTGGCCTCTTGCCTTTCTGCTTCCGTCCAGAACGCACACCCCAAGTCAAGAACCCTACCGCCAGCTACATTGAGATGTTGCCAATGGATTTCGGGCGATTCCGATGTGATGACTCCCTTAATCATAATTCAAATATGGCCGCACCATTACGCACCGACCAATCTTCCCAAAGCAGTTTCCCAAATCCTTTGAGCTTGTTATAGTTCGCCCAATTCTTGATATCGTTGATATCGTCCAATGCGATGATTGCCTTCTCCGCTAGGAAGGGACGGACGCAACGCAACTCGGCCTCACCAGAAAAAGGCGAGCCATCAATCAGCACAAAGTTAAAATCTACATTATGCTCAAAGTGAATGTCCTCGATTGCGTTTGTTTGAAATTGTTGTGCTGTCTTAAAACATTCAGAATACCAACCATTCACGACTTCCAATGGATATTGATTTAGATTGGTTTTTTGATTCGTATAAAATTCAAGCACATCCATTTTGTTCATCCACAATTCTCTAGTAACAGCAGAACCATAAATGGAAACGCCGCCTCCTGCAGATAGGTTCATTGAATGCCGACCAATGCGGTCTGGGTGGTTCTCAATACTGAATAGCCTTTTTGTCCTAATGCATTGAGTCGAGCCATCCCCAGTTCCTCCCCCGATCTCTAGGCCAACATCCAGCCCCTCGCTATATTTTGCAAGGGCTTTTCCAAATGAATCGTTAATGGTTATCTCTTGCATTTCAATTTCTCCTCTAAAGCCTTGCGAATTACATAGGCAATCACCGCCTCTTTGTCGTGCTTCAATGCGAGCATCCCGGCTTTGTATAAATCTTTCTCGGCTCTATCATCATAGCTCACATCCACCTCAACCATCGGAGGAACTGGTCGAGCTTCGCCAAAGCGAATGATTCCAGATTTACGATTGCCAGTTTTGGCTTTTGCGTTTTTCATAGATAGCTTTTCCTTTCTCGTAGAATTCTGGTTTGTTGTGGTGCTTTAATTGCTCGTCTGGTTGCCCCCCGGTAAATAAGGGGTTGTCGTGCTTGAATTGGATATGTCTAGCCTCAACTACCACTTGTTCCTCGTAGGCTTTATCCGTGAACTCGTTATCTGAATAGATGCCGTCCGACTCTTGGTAGTCGGGATGGAATAGATGACCCTGCTTCTTGAGTCTAGATTGCGTCAGAATAGCCATACAAAGCAGTTTGTCTTGCCGTAGTCCATCAGATACTGCCAGCACTTTCTCTTGCGTTGTGTCCCCAATAGCGGTCGAAATTAGGGCATCCCAATGGCGGGGGGGTGTCCAATCATCGCTCATTTGAATGACAATATCCCCCTTGGCTATTTTTGCCCCTGCGTTCCAAGCGTTAATCATCCCGCCCGGATTGCACCTAATGGCTTGGTGGGGAGTGTAATCTGTGGGGTCGTTATGATCGACCATAAAAAGCCACTCAATTTCTAGGGGCTTCTCGGCCAAAGAAAGCCACATCCATCTCCTCTGCCAAGCGACTTGTGGCCTTCCTCTCGTAGCGTGAACGATGCTAATCTTGGGGGCTGGTCGCATCTTCTTAATCTTTTCAGCCTCGGTAGCCTCTCCCACGCACACCGATGCCGTCTCGTATAAGTCCATCGCTTGCCAATTGTAGATCGCCTCGACAAGATTCCAGTAGTGAGCCTTGGGACGATGCAAAGTCAGACAAGAACGAACTGCCCCATAAGCCTTAATCCAGCTTCCCTTACCAGACCAATGATTAGCGATATAGAAGTAAGCCTCTCGCCTATCGGGTTGCAAGGCTACGGCTTGCCCAAGATAAGAAAGCCTCTCGTTTTCTGGAACAACTCTCCCCAAGTTGCAAAGCACATCATATCGGAGTGTGTCCTCTAGTTCTGGGAATGCCAACGCTCGCATACTTGAATCAATGCACTTTTCGATCTGCCCAGACAGAAAATACTCTTGGGCTTGGTAGTAGAGGGAGTTAGCGGCTGGGGCAAGCGTGTCTGCCAAGATGTTTAAGTTCCTCTCTGCACTCCTTGGCTTGTAGCCGTGAGGCTTGTGGATGCGGAAAATCTTATCCACGCCAATCGTTTTGTTTGGCTCTTTGCAAACCAGCATTTCGTGTACTCGGTTCTTCCAACTGCAAGTTCCCCTCTTGGAGATTTCTTCTCGAAGGGGAATGAGGCCAGCGTTGTCCACATTGTATTTTAACGCCACTAGGTGAGCGTCTTTTTGAATGGCAAGGTCAATAGCCTCCTCGACAACCTTCGCCCCATCCTCGGCCATCACATCATCAGCATCTACCCATAAACACCACTCACTTGAGCAAGCCTCAAGAGCCGTGTTCCTTGCCGTGGCAAAATCGTCTATGTGATTCCAATCAGTTCTTTTATTCTGGTAGTGAACGATCTTCGCCCCAAGCCCACTCGCAATTTCCTCTGTCTTGTCGGGCGTAGCTGACCCCCTAGAAATACATACAACCATTTCTTTTGCGATGGGGGCAAACGACTTGAGGCAACGCTCAATGTATTCTTCTTCATTACCAGCTATGAGATAGAGTGAGATTTCGTGTTTCATTTAGGATTTCAGTAGGATTTCTAGTTTTTAATTATGGCAAGCCAAGACCAGTTCCGAGGGTGGTTTTGTATAGGTTGTAGAAATTTGTAAAGTTACTGTTTATGCTTGAGGATTGGATGGCATAAGCAAAGGCAATTATTCCATTCATATAGCCAGGAGCGGCGGCATTGCTTCTTCGGCCCAAAACCAGCGATGCTCCTGTGCCTTGCATTGTTCCAGACCCAGCAGTAGATTGGATTGTATTGGCATTTGCTTGAGCATAAAAGCTTGCTCCATCATGCGATGCTTGAACACATAGAAAATCTTGGGTTGCTGTATTATCTATGGTAATCCTATTTGGGAATACTCCGCTCACATTTCCTTCAAAAACATTTTTTTGAGAAAAAACTTCTGAAAAAAACAAATTCATTTTTCTATTGGTTAGATCGTCCATAGAGTATACGATATGACCGCGTGTGACTGTAGTAGACATTTTACCAACAAATGAAAAGCTAGCGTTCCCATTTGGTTGAATATAATTAGTGGTCATTGCCCCGCTTGTTCCGTCTAATACAATTCCGCTAGTTCCCCAGCTTGACCCACCCACGAGCGTCCCATTGTAAGTCCCCAATCCACCCAAGCTATATGCAGTCGTTCCAGTTCCAGCGTTTTGAGCGGAGCGGAGAGGCCAAGAAATTATGCTCGACCACAAGCCCAAGTCCTTCACTCCCTTTACAAACGCATTGATTTGTGTTTTGGCCGTGGCATCCGTAACGCCAGCCCTCTCGAAATAGGCGGCGGCATCTGAATCGAATCCAGATATTCCTAGCCCGCCAATCCGAATTCCACCCTTAATCATCATAAGGATTTACCCTACCGACTTTTAGTCACCGATGCCAAGAACAATTCCGCTATGAATAGAGAATGCTGTGCAAGTGCCAGCAAGATAAATGCCTGCGTTAATAGTTGAAGCAGAGGCCGCAGTAGCATTAGCAAGGCTCGAAAAGCCAGTTACGGCAGAGGAGATGCTTGCGAACTTTGTATCTGTAACAACATAAATCCCGGCGAACTCGTTGGGGGTTGTGATTGCTGTTCCAGTTGTGACCACATACCTTGTGCCGGGTCTGGCGGCGTGGGAAATCTGGTCGTAATAAGGTTCGGAATTTGTAAGGTCTGCCATAGTTTTATTATCCTAATGTCAAAAAGAAAAAGGAGGAGCAAGGTTTCCCCTGCTCCCCCTTCTTCAGGAGGAAACAACCAACCAATCTTTAGCTGTAGGTCGTGGTGATACGGACGGCGGCGTTCGCATCAATGACTTTCTCGGCTGTGTTCATACGCACCCGTAAGACATTTGAGCGACGAGCCTCGTCACGATAGCTCTCGGAGACGAAGCCACCGGGGGCATCTTCCGACCATACCAAGGTGCGACCTAATCCACCAGCGGTGAACTGACCAGTCGAAACATTGGCAACAACGATCTTGGTGTCTGGAACGATGAACGAACCAGAGTAAGGCTTGTTCTTGTTAGCAGAGTTGATGGCCGCACGACCGATGTAGACTTTATCCACACCGAACGCTTCGGCAATCTGTGCTTCATCGAGCAAGCGACCACCAGTATTCGATACAACTCCGTAGAACTGATTTTGTAGGAGGGTGGTACGACGAACCCGCTCGTACACATTGGCCGACATAATGACCGCATTGGCCGCATAACCCAAACGATTAAGAGCGAGCTTGCCAGCCGCAACATCCGCAGGGGCGTTGATGGTTGCCAAGTTGCCTTCGATGTATGAAGCCGTGGGGCTTAAATCAGCCGTGGTGAAGGGAGTCGTTGTTGCGAACAACAAATCAGCCACCCGCTTTTCGTGGGAGAGCTTAACTTGTCGGAGCAAGAACCTCGCTGTTTCGGCTTCGATTTGGAAGAATCGGTTAGCATCAGCACGGAAGGAATCGTCAAGCAACTCTTCCAAGCCAGTCTCGATACAATCGTAGGTATCAGAAGTGAATTTCCGAATCGCACGAGCGTATTCAGAACCAGCAGTACGCTTCGCCGCATCGGCATCTAGCAGACCAGCATCAGCCGTCTGCACTTTGAGGTAAGTTCCGCTCTTTGCCGGAACGGGCAAGAGAGGGAGAACTTCCGCACCGATCAAGCCGATCTCTGCGGGAGATTCGATGAGGGCTTGGTTGATATCAGCACGAATGGTCGTGCCACCAGAAATAAAGCTCATTTTATATTATTCTTTCTTTGTTTGTTGTTGTTGTTGTTTAGAACATCGGGATTGCGATTTCGATAACAGCCGATGAACTTGTGGCCGCTTCGAGTGCAACACCAGCCGTCACGAGGTTGGCGGCCAATGTGGTCACCAAGCCAGACGCATCGAATTTTAGCGTATCACCAACTGCCGCAACGCCAGAGACGGTTGCGAAGAAGGTGGGGTGGAACAACTTAACTGCCACGAAACCACCAGCGACAACATCTTCTTGAGTCACGCCGATTGCTCTGGTTGCACCAGTTACCGCAACATTAACGAAGCCAGCCGTGGTGGTGTCGGGCTGAACGAATCGGAATGCCGAGATAGCATTGGCCGAGCCGAATGTGCGAAAATTACCATCAATTTGAGTAGACATTTTCTTTTATCCTTTGGTTTAGAGTTTGGTAATACCACGAGACAGAGCCTCGCTATATTCCTTGGGGTTTGAGAGCATCACGGCTTGCATAGCCTTGAGCTTTGAAGTGGAGTAGTCGCTATGGGCGGCCACGAGTGCTTCAAAAGTTTTTGGTTCAACCTTCGCAGGGGCTTCGACAACTGGCGAAGCAGAGATGGGCTTAATGCCGAACTCGGTGAGAACTTTCTTCACGACCTCGCTCATCTCTTCCTTCTTATCTTCGGAGGGTTCAATCTCAACGGAGATTTCGGGAGTAGGGGCGGGAGTCTCGGAGGGCTTCGTCTCTTCGGCCATCTCCTCTTTTTTCATTTCAACCTTGGGTTTCATCGAATCTTCAAGAGTCGCCAAGCGAACTTTGATGTCCTCGATATCTTTCGAATAATTGTTTTCCATATTTGTTTTGTCCTTTTTGTCAAGTGGAGATTCCTCCACGGCTTGCTTAACTACGGCTGGGATTGTCTTTCCTCCGCTTACATATCCCAGCTTTTCCATAAACTTTACCATTTCTTCAAAGAGGCCATTGGTGGCCGCAGGGGAGGAAACTAAATCAGCAGAGGCGATGCTCTGGGGTCGAATATAATCCTTGCCATTGATGGTCTCGGACTCGTTCACAAAGGCTAGAGAAACCCCAAACTGGTCGGGGGCTTCTGATGCCATCTCTTTAATCAATCCGTAGTGGGGCGAGTTGCGGAGTAAGCGGAGGTCGGCAACGAGTCTATCTCCTTCAATCCGGGGATTTCTGGCAAAGCCCACTACTGCGTCTAATCCGCTTCCGTGGTTCATCTTAACCTTCACGCCATTCTTTGCCTTGCCCATAAGTTTGAGGGCAGTCTCTAGGCTGATCTTATCCACGAAAAGGTCGTGTCCTTTAGCCTCTCCCACCTCCAAAATACTCACCCCGCCTAGCTCCATTTCCTCCATCTCTTCATCCCTATAAGTGGAATAGGCAACCGCCGCCCTCTGTTGTTCGTCTGGGAAGTCGCTGATAGCTTGCTCGTCACCCATAAAGCGGGATACAAAGTCTTGCTCTGATTCGTCTGCGGAAGGTAGGGGTAAAGGCATAAATGCCTAGATTATGTCAAAGGAGATCGCCGTCTGCCGCTCGGTATGACTTCTTGACCTCACCCCCGCCAGCCATCTTGAGAAACTTGTTCACCCTTGCCATCGCCCAAGCGTTGCGTGAGTTGGGCTTTCCCCCGGTAATCGTTGGCCTAAAGCTGGTAGAGAACGCACCCGCCCCCCTGCGAAACACTTTCTTCAATGCTCCAAGTGTGGGGGCTTTCCTTGATGGGTGCTTGTCTTTGAACTCGGCAATCTTGTTCTTCAATGCTTCCTCGTTCTCGGCTGAAATCTCAATGTCGCCAGCTTTGCTCCTTGTAGATGCCGTGCCTTTGGGGTTCTCCTTTGAGCCTTTTATTCGTTCCTTGGGAGGAGCAGGGGTTTGGCTTACTGGTCGGGCTAGTTCTTCCTTCTTGTCTGTAATCGGCCCGCCCACAATCCAAGCGTCACAAGTCCTTTTGGCCGCACATTTAAAGTCAAAAATCTCGCAGTAACCTAGATCGCCACCAACGGCCACTTCGTTTGCGTCCTCTCCGATGCCCTTCTTAATGCACCCTAGAACTTTGCTCCTCTGGTCGAAGGCCGCACAATTACCACAAAGCATCTTCTTGGCTGTGGCTACATCGCCTTGGAACTCATCTGCCTTGGCTTTCCAGTAAGCATCGTTTGGCTCGTTCGGATTGGCGGGGCCGTAGTTCGCATCATCAACCGCTGTCTGCCTATTGGCTAGATTGGTCTTGATGTCTTGGGTTGCGATTGGGCAAGAGGCTGGTTCTGCCAATTCTTTCTTGTCCCTAGCTTCCATCTGTCCAACTACTTTCCTTGCCCAAGCATAGCCAGCATCTCCACCCCATCCGTGCCACGCTTGCCATCCTTTCCCCTGCTCGTCCCAAGTGCTTCCCTTCTTATCGACTTCGTGGCGAGTTAGGAAGTTGAGCATTCGCCTTACTGTGTCGGGCGATAGCTTCACCCCATTTTGCAAATCCCTCGCCCTAGCGATGCCCACCGGGGTCATTCCCCGTTGGCTGGCTGGTTTCGTCTCCCTAACATCCAAGGCTCGTTTAGCGGCATCCCTAGCCCCTTGTGGTGGGGTAAAATCAATCCCGTCATACTTGCCCAACTCAATGCCACCCATCATCCCTTGAATCAGCATCTTAATAGATGCGGGGTCTAGCTTTGCTAACGCTTCTTCAGTATCTTTTTTTTTAACCTCTAGCTCCTCGGAGGATGGGTCAATCGGGTCTTGTGGAATTGGTTTTTGATCTCCCCCTATATCCTCGTCACTTTCTGGGCTATCCTTTGCGGGGATAATCGGACTAATCGAGGGTGCTTCGGGTTTGGTCTGGGTGGGTTTTGGGGGAACAATATCGGAAATCGTCTCTGGGTCTACACCGTACTTCTCCGACAAATCCTTAATTAGTTTAGCTTCAATCGCCCTCTGCCTCATAGAGCTTTCAAAGTCTTGGCCTCGCTCTGCGTAGATGTCGGCGGCGGTGCGAAGGCCGGTCTTGAACTCGGAGATTGCGGAAGCGGATTCTCTGCCTAAATCAATAGATACATTAGCCCCGAAATTAAAGATGCCCCTAGTTGTCCTTGTCCCAACATTCTTCTCGATCAATCCCCTTGCAACTCCATCAGCAATTACGATGTTCTTAATTGGGCGAAGAACTTTATCATCTAGGAGCTTCTGGTATCTGCGGAAAGTGCGTCCAGCTTGTTGCATCTCAAGGCGGGCTGTCGGGCCACTCATAGCGGAAGGGTCAACGGCGAAGCTGTAGGGGATGCCGACACCCATACAAATGTTCCTCAAAAGAATCTTGTGAAACTCTGCAAATGCACCAGAGGGACGGCTCGGCCCATCTGGGAACACGATGTCCTCGCCCGGTTCTAGGTAAGAGATTTTGCCAGACTCAATCGCCTCTAGTTTGATTGGGCTTCCGTTAATGTCTTGGTCGTTTGTGAGCGAGGAAAGATCGGAAGCATTGTTGTTGTTCCTCTTTATGATTGCACTCTGGCTAGAAGCAACCTTGGCCGACATCTTCTCAAAGCCTACGATTTCGTGAATATCCGTTGCGTCATTGATTGCGGTATGGAAAGCCGAAATTCCTCGGTACTGGTCAATGCGGAGTGGGTCGAATAAATGGAAGGCTTGGCTTGCGGGAATCGTTACTTGATAGGTGTACATATCGCCAATGCTTCGGCTATAAATGTCGTAGGCCGTTGGTGCCCCAGTCCGTTGATCGATATGGATTCCACCAATTAACTCGGAGCTAGTATAGACTTTGAATGGGTCTCCAAGTCTATCACCCTCAATGCCTTGTATTTTTAGATTGCCGTCAGAATCACGCACGAGGCAAAACAAAAAATCGCCATCTCGCAACATCGACATTATCGCCACCTGCATAAGTGTTGAACCAGTATGCCTTGTGGAAATGTCGCACTTGTCCCACCACTCTGCCCAATATGCCTCGACCTCGGTATTGACTTCTGGGTTCTCGGTTCGTGCTTGGTAGGAAATGTTTGCGGCAGTATGGCTGGCGAACTTCATTAGGATGGAGCGAACAAGGCCAACATTCTCTGCCAAGTCCCTCGCCCTTTTCATCA